GACGTGTCTGAACAAATTAAGCTTGACGCGGAAATCATCAAGAGCGATTCGGAACGCCGCATCGTTTGGGGATGGGCATCCGTTATCTCCGAGAATGGTGAACCGATTGTGGACACCCAAGGAGACTATATTCCTGCAGAAGAGATGGAGAAAATGGCAGATCAATTTATGACTGACGTACGTGTGGCCAAAGCCATGCATCGCGGAAGTCAAATTGGCGAAGTCATCCACTCTTTCCCTATGACTAAAGAGATTGCTAAAGCATTCGATTTAGACAGTAAGTATGAGGGGTGGATCATCGGTATGAAAGTACACGATGATGACATGTGGGCTAAGGTCAAATCTGGCGAATACGCCGCGTTCAGTATCGGTGGAAAAGGTGAAAGACATGACAACTAACCACAAGACACTAAAAAATGTACAGCTTGACGAAGTAAGTCTCGTCGATGATCCTGCTAATCCAAAGGCTCGTGCTGTTTTCTTTAAAAGAAATGAGGAGGCCGCTATGGAAAAAGGCTGGCATGATAAAGACAAAATGATGAAAGAGATGTCCGACGAGCAGCGTCGGCGTTTCCTCGACATGATCGAAAGTGGCGAGGATATGGAGAAGGCGTATAACATGGTTATGCGTCCAATGAAGAAGTCCAGTGAAGGAGATATTGACATGGACATTGAAGAGCTGCAAGCCCAGTTTGCAGAGCTGGAGACCAGCTCGCAAGCCATGGAAAAACGTGCAGAAGCTGCCGAGAAGCATATCGAGGACTTGACCAAAGCGGTTGAGGAATTGGGCTTTGAGGTATCTCGCGGTAAAAAAGGTTTTGCCGTCGCGAAAGCAAAAGAAGAAGAGATGATGGAATTCGAAGGCGAGATGATCGTCAAGTCTGCCATCCCTGCTCCAATTCTTAAGCACCTAGAAGCAAAAGAAGCTGAGCTAGCCGAAATCAAAAAGGCAGCTGAGCAAGAAGAGCTTCGCAAACGCGCAGAAGAGGCCCTACCAAACTTGGCGGGTACTCCAGATCAAAAAGCGCTGCTATTGAAGTCTGTAGAAGCGATCGACGTAGAAGAAGATCGTGAAGCAGTCATGAAAGCGCTACAAGCTGCAGACAATGCAGTATCTAAGTCTTTCGAAGAAGTAGGCACTGCTCCTGCATCTGATGAAGGTTCTGCTTCCGCTCGTCTACAAAAAATGGCCGAGACATTCGCAGAAGAAAACGGCGTTGATGCCCACACTGCCTTCGCAGAGGTCACAAAGACGTCTGAAGGTAAGCAACTAATGATCGAAGCTCGTTCAGAGTAAGATTAGGCCAAACAAAGGAGTACTTTAAATGGCTTATACAAATTCACAGCAGTGCATCACCCTAGAAGCGGGCGTTGATCTATCTGCTAAACAATATTTCTTCATGTCAGTATCAAGCGACGGTCAAATCGACCCTTGCGGTGATGGTGCTACTGCAGTAGGCGTTTTGCAAAATGACCCAGCGGCTGCTGGTCGTGCAGCAGAAGTCTGCATCAACGGCGTGACAAAAATTTCAGCGGGTGGTACAATTGCCGCAGGTGCTGAGGTTGCGTCAGACGCTTCTGGTGAAGCAGTCGCAGCGGCTACAGGTGACGTAATCCTAGGTATTGCGTTGCAAGCAGCTACAGATGGCGATATCGTTTCTATGGTATTTAGCCCACGCGATAAGAAATCAGCGTAATTAACTCGCCACTGAGGAAAGGATTCTAAAATGGCATCTCCAACAGCAGGCGCAGTACACGTAGATAGCGCCCTTACTAACATCTCAATCGCGTTCCTACAGAATGCCAACAACTTTGTTGCATCTTCTGTTTTCCCGAACGTACCAGTTGACAAGCAGTCAGATCGCTACTTCACATTCGATCGTGGCGATTTCAACCGTGACGAAGCGCAAATTCGCGCTCCAGGCACTGAAAGTGCTGGCGGTGGTTACACACTGGACAACACACCAACGTACTTTGCAAACGTTTACGCGTTCCACAAAGACATCCCAGATCAGATCGTTGCAAATGCTGATCAAGCGGTTGATCTAGAACGTGCAGCGGCGGAGTTCGTATCTCACAAGCTTTTGATCAAAAAAGAGCGTGATTTCGTAACTAACTACATGTCACCAAGCGTTTGGACAAACGATTATGATGGCGTTTCAAGCTCTTCACCGTCAGCTAACCAAGCGACACACTGGTCAGATGCTACAAACGGTACTCCAATCGAGAATATCCGTTCAGCGAAATCAACAATTCTACAGTCTACTGGTTTCATGCCAAACACATTGGTGATGGGTCAGCAGGTAATGGACGCGTTGGTTGATCACCCAGACATCGTAGACCGTGTTAAGTACTCAGGTGGCGTCGGAAACGGCAACCCTGCGATGGTCAACGAACAAACTCTGGCGGCTCTATTTGGCGTCGAGCGTGTGTTGGTTTCACGTGCAATCTACAACACTGCGGATGAGGGTGCGTCTAATTCTCACTCATTCATCACAGGCAAAGATTGTTTGTTGACTTACTCAGCACCTACACCATCTCTAATGGCACCATCAGCAGGTTACACCTTCTCATGGACAGGCTATTTGGGCGGTGGAAATTCGTTCGGTATGGCGACCAAGCGCATGCGCATGGATCACCTAGAGTCAGAACGTGTTGAAGGCGCGATTGCCATGGATATGAAGCTTGTGTCAGCAGACCTAGGCTTCTTCTGGGACGGCATCGTAGCGTAATCGTCATGGCTAGGCTCATAGAACGCACATTTGATCCTAGTCAGCCCGTCGTGGCGGCCAAAAGCTTCATCGCTGGTGGCCGCCAGTTCAAGATTGGGCAGGTTCTCGATTGGCGTAAAATGGGCGTCAGCGAGAGACGGATTAGAAACATGTTTGGAACTCGCTTGATTGACCACAAATCAGTGGTTGCTAGCACAAAAGCCAAGAAAAAGGATGACTGATTATGGCAACTATCGCAGATCGCGTCTTTGACAATGGACTAACAGTCCTTGACACAGAAGCAAACCGTATTGACGTGACTTCTCAAGAGGCCACGACTTACACGGAAGCAACGTCCACATACACGCTAGGTAATTCTACGTCACTTTCTATCGGTGCTCCTGCTGACCGTTCTGGTGGTGGTCGTAAAGTTACTGTAGCAGCTATTTCTGACGGTTCTATCAGTGGAACTGGTACAGCTACTCATTACGCTATTGTGGATACTACAAACTCTCGCTTGTTGGTGACTGGTACATTGACAGCGTCTCAGTCCGTTACTAACGGCAACACTTTTACACTAGCGTCTTTTGACGTGGGTATTCCTGATCCAGCATAAGGATTGATCGATGGCTCTTGTTGTCGCAGACAGAGTTAAAGAGACTACCACGACTACTGGG